TTGGCTTTTGCTTCTTCATCTTCCATGAATGCTTCAAAATCATCTAATCCAAGTTCTTCATTTAAACGAGCATAAGCCTCAGCATGAATCGATTCGAAATCAGCGAATGCACACGCCATAGCTTTGATTTCATGTTTAGGGAACCATACCGCCACCTTTGTTGCCCAATAGTCGTTTACATACGTTTCTGTTTGAGCAAATGATTTCAAGATATTACCAATTAGGTTTTTCTCAGATTCGCTTAATTTAAGTTTCCAGTCATTCAAGTCTGAAGATAAAGGAACTTCATCTGCAAGCCAATGGGCACGGTGTTGATCTTTGTAAAATTCGAATGCTGTTTGGTATTCGAAAGGTTTGTAATGGGGTCTAAGTTCTGTTATCATGTGTTTAGTTCAAAAAATTTATTTGCCAACATTCGTTTATCTAAATCGTCAAAGTTATCGTTTGACTGTTTTTTCGGTGCAACTGTATCTGCTTCTTCATCGTAATGGCTTCCAACTGAAATATGGCCATTTGATGTGTTAACATCTACTTGGAAAGTCAAACCATCCATCCCATATCTGTTTTTCATGACATGCAGACGTCCTGTTCCGTTAACTTTATCTTCTTTCTTTCTTGACAATGACATTGAAAGGTCAGTAATCATCATTTTGTCGTAACTACCTGCGGCTTTATCACCTTCAATAATATCATCTTTGGCTCCTGCGCGATTTACTTGCGAAACCGACCAAATTGGTATGTTTAATTCGCGAGCTAATCCCTTAGTGCTTGTATAAATATCATCAATTTCTCCCTTACGGTCAACATTTCTTTTTCTTGTTGAAAGAAGATCAATGTAATCTATAATGATAAGATCTGGTTCAATTCCTAAGTCTTTTACTTTATTTATGTGTGCTTCTATGGTGTTAATTGTGGTTTTTCCCATAGGAAATTCACGAATAATCAATTCACCTGGTAGATCTGCTGTTAGTGTCTCTACGTGTTCTTTGTGTTTTTCTAATTGGTCAACAGGTGTACCAGTAAAGAAAGCGTCATATCGTCTTCCAGTATATGCTTCACTTAATTCTAAAGTATAGTGGATAACATTGTAACCCATTTGTACTGCAAATCCACCTAAAGCAACTAATGTCCAAGATTTACCTCCTCCAGGATTACCAAAAATTAATCCTAAATCTCCATTACCTAAACCGCCTTGAACTAGTTCATTAATTTCGGGCCAAGGTGTAGGAACAATTTTTCTATGGTCTTCACGGTAACGTGATTCAGTATCGCGTTTGTACTCATGACCAATGTTTTTATCTTGTCCTGCTTTCATAGCTGATTCAATCATATATTTAATCGAATCATAGTCTCCGGCTTTTAACAAATCTACACTATTCAATAGTGCCTTTTTCAACTGTTGGTTTTTGCAGAATGTAGAAAATTCTTCCTGCACATAAGCTAAATCATCGATATCTGCTTTATACGCTTCACGTAATTGCTCTTTAACGGATACTTTAAGTACTTCATTGTCCAACTTTTTCATTTCCACCTTTAAGATGTCCATGGAAATTGTTGTATGAAATTTTTCATAGTACTTTAAAATCTCGTTTATAACCCATTTGTGAGCCGGATTACTAAAGTATTCATCACTTAGTACGTCGTTTATGTTTTGTAAGAACTCTTTATGTGTTAATAAAGAAGATATTACTTTCATCTGGAACGATGGTCCATATTCATCAATTGAAGAGAGTGTCATTTGCTATAACTTTTATTTAAATATAATAACTTATTGCTGGTTTTCCAACAATTCTTTAAAGATATCTTGAACCCAAAATTCAGTATTGCGAATTAAGTTTCCAATTTGATCTTCATTGCACATTTCAACAAATGTGGCAGGAAAAAAGTTTAGATGGGTATGTTCAACAAACTTGTCAATAAACATTTTGTCTTGATCGCTCATCATCGGGTTGGATAAATCCATAACTCTATACTTATCCTCTAATAGATCCACATCATGTAGTACTCTTGCATACACTACGTGTTCTTTTAATTTTGCTTCGGCAAGGTCAATCAAATCATCAAATGATAGATCTCGTGTTGCTAGTTCAGGGAATTTTTTGAATAACCCTTTAGGCCCTAATCCCTTAATACCTGTTACTCCATCAGAACTATCACCCATTAACAATTTATATAATAGGAAGTTGTGTGGTGTTACATTAAATTTTTCTTTTACAGTATCTGTTGTATAGTATTCTTTTTCAATTGGACGATAAACGATTACTTGTTCGGTTACCAATTGTAAATAGTCTTTATCACTGGATACTATGAATACTCTGTCTTCGGGTTTTGTAGGTAAGGTATCACTTAAGTAAGCGATGATATCATCTGCTTCTACTCTAGGTAACGAAACTGTTTTAACAGGTAACGTTTTCAAGTATTGAATAATTCGAGTAATTTGATCTATTTTGGAATCATCTTCTTCCTCTAAACTATCAAACAATTCGTGTTTAGTTACTCGGGTAACATTTCGATTTGATTTGTATTCGGGAATAATGTTTTTTCTATTGTTGGAGGAACCCACACCATCAAACACAACATAAACTTGTGTAGGTTGGATGGTGCGGATTAGAGCTCCCAAAGATCGAAAAAATCCTCCTAAACCTCCAATATGGACTCCGTTTGAATTAACTGCATTGATTGCACTAAAATTTCTAAAGAAGAGATTGAGTCCATCGATAAGCAAGTAGCGCTCCGATTGTGGGGTTTCGTCCCCGTGTTCTTGTATGTTGTCTAAGAGGTTTAAGAGATCTTTTTTCATATTAATCTTCGTTTTCAAATAAATCAGGTGTTGGTGCTTTTTCGTCCCATTCACTGTTGTCTTCTTGTACTGTATAAGTACCTTGGCCTAAAATATCGGCCCATTCAGTAGAGTGTGCATCTTTATATTTCTTGATAGCATTCGGATCATCTTTAATGAACCCGTGTACTGTAGAAACAATTGTACCCATTGTAGTGATTCCATTAATGTGGTTTTTATCACAAGCAATTTTTGTACGCAATGCAAACTCAACTTTCTTCTTGTCTTTAACAGCGTTAAGTTTAGAAGTACCAGCGTTTGTAACGTTACCAAATGTTAAGCAAAGTGAAACATCATAGTAGAACGTATCTCCACCTTTGTTTGTCATTCTAGGTTGTGACATTGGGGTTAGAGCCGGAGCAACACCTACTTTGTTCACAATAAACAGAGTATTCGTGTATTTTGAGCTTTCCTTACGAGACATTACAATCTGTTGATTAATAAAGTTCCCGAATTGAGTTGCAATGGCTCCTGCGTTCCACATTGGATTGTTTTTACCTTGTTCAATAGACATTTGGCAAGGGATTGAACCAACTGAATCCCAGATGAATAACAAGTCGTATGGTAGATTACCTTTCTTCTGTTCGGTTAATAAATCGATAATGAATGCTGCAATATCTTCAATTGAATTTAATGAGCTTCTGTCTCGATAAATAAAGAATCCAGTTTGATCGATAATTTCACCTGTTTCCTCATCAACTACATCTTCCATCTCAAAACCCATGGTTCTCCAGTGGTTCCAATCATGTTTCATTTCAGTGATAATCAGTACAGGTAGTACTCCCATCTTTTGAGCATTAACTGCTACTTCAATGGTCATAGTAGATTTTCCTGTATTTGATTTTCCTCGAACCATTGAGTTGTGACCCATAGGAATACCAGGAATAGATAGTGCTTCTTGCAAAGCCGGAGAAAATGGAATCCATTTTTGCTCCTTGAACTTAACGTTTGACGCTAAACCTTTATTTGCCTTAAATTTGTCTAAACTAAAGGCGGTTTTCAGTTCTCTGTCCGCCGCCTCTGTTAGCGATTTTCTTCCTTTAGCCATAACCTTAATTCAAATTAAAATGGCATGTCATCATCCTCTTCAAACAACTCATCGAATTGATCTGATTTGGATTTTTTAGCCGCTGGTTTAGCTGATAGGCTGTAATTGGTTTGTGGTTTTTCCTCTACAACTAATAGACCATCTGATGGAAATTCTTCCTCAGCTGCTTCTTCAGGGTTTAACCATTCTTGAAGTGCTGCTTTAATGTCGTCAAATGGAAGTGGTTTATACATCTCTTTTGGATTAACCTGTTCCTCTAACCACAATTCCAATTCTTTATCATCTTCAGATAGTGGAGATGTTTTCATTGAAGGTTGAATGGTGGTTTTGTTGTACACAGTACCTGTTGATTCAGGACCTACAGTAACTAATTTAATGTCACGACCAGTCATGATGTCTGTAAAGTCACCTACTTCTTCATCAGCGGCCATTTGCAAGAACGCCTCGTAAATTTCTTTACCAAATTCCCACAAGTGAACACCTTCAGATTCTTGTCCACGAACAATTACAGGAGCAAAGATACGAACTTTCGGATCTAATTTCTTAGCCAAGCGCCAGTTTTCTTTGTCGTTTGTACCACGAAGTTGTTTTGCAAATTCAGCAATTGGATCTTTTTCGCCCCAGTTCAAAGGAGAAGCGATTACCTTTTTACTACCAATACCATAGTAGAATTTCATTTCCGTGAATGGAAACTCTTTGTTGTATTTGAATGGAACAACACGAACCGTTTGTTTACCAACTTGCGGTTTAAAGCGCTTTGTTTGGTTGTTTGAGCCACCACCTGATGAGGGTTGTTTTTGCATCGACTCAAGTTTCTTCTTGATTGCATCTAGATTCATAGTATAACTAATTTATTTGTTTACAACTTAAATATAATAACCTTTATTTGGGAGACCAAACTATTTTTTCAATGTTACAAAAATTTGATCAGATGAAGTAATATCGTCGGGATCTTCTACATCAATATATCCAAACGCTAAAAGTTTAAAGTCTTTTAAGTATTTTAAAAGATCTTGTACTGCTCCTACGTGGTCTTTAATAACTAATAATCCCCCAGGTTTCAATGCATGTTTAATAGTTTTAGCTAAATTATTAGGAGAATTAATTTGAGCTACTGCGGAAAAAATATTAATACCATCCTTAGGAGGGAGTTTAACGTATTTACTTAAATCAGCTTCTATAAATTTTGAAGAATTTTTCTTTTGGTTTGGGGTTAAATAAAGATCTACTACAATTGATTGAGGATCATCTTCATCTATTGGGTTCTCACCACCCCCAAAATTATAAACATTTCCATAAATAGGGTCTCCTTCAATTTGCTTAGGATTATCTCTTTTTATAAAAAAATCTAATATTTTAGGATTAAATTTTGTATCTTTTGGAACAAAACTTGGGATGCTTTTTGTAAAAATAGTTTCTATATTTGAATAACTACTTGCATCTTTTATAAAAAGATTTGGGTTGTATTGGATATTTAATTTATCCAAATAAGATGTAACAATTTCATATTCATTTTCGGAAAAGTCCCTGTGATGCATTGCAAATTTATCTATCTTAATAGGATTGTATTTTCTAAGAGCTACATAATCATTCGTACTTGAGTATGCTACTGCACATAGTATGGAATCTATTAGGGTTACTCCTTTCCAATCTCCCGGGAAGTTTTGGGCATAAAGGTGAAGGGTTAATTTGTTGGAGGAATCTTCATTCAATTTAGCTTTATATTCACTTTCTGTGATAATACCAGCTAACATCTGCATACGAAGTTGTTCTTTCATAATTCAACAATCTTGAAAATTTTTGTATTTAATTATTTTTATGATTTATTTGATAAAATTGAAAGTGATTTCCTTAATTGTGATTTAGGAATTTTTACAAAACCATCATAACCTGGGTTGTATTGTAAGTGAGGGAATCCATCCGTTTCAATTGATTTTAAATAAGGTTTGATTTGTTTAAAAAGATTTTTAAAATATGGGTATAATTCAGGATGGGTTATAAGCAGATAAATTACTAACTGTTTAAAATATTCCTGTTTTGATATATAGTTAATAAATACAGGGCTATCATATATTCCAGTAAAGGATAATCTTTCAATGTCTTCATATTTAAAATATGGGAGTATTGTACCTAAGGGAATATATTCTTTTTTTGGATTATCAAATAATAACGATTTAATGTAATTGCTTTTTAACAAATTATATTTTTTCCATTCTCGTATCACATAAAACATCATTGGTGCGTTCCCTTTTTCTAAAAGATCTTTATATTTTGGTATTTCATCTAAATTATCATTTAGGTAAATAAGCAAATCAATAGTAGATATTTCTTTACTTATTAAAGGTTTTATGTTTTCTGGGATGGTTTTTAATTTAAATGGGTTTATTTTTATTTTTTTAGCTTGAATGTCATCAGGCAATGAATTAACATCGGTTGCTTGGATATTTAAGATTCCTCCTATTTTTATTCCTTTGGATATAGTTTTCAATTTAGATTCAGATGCATTAACATCCCCTTTTACTTGAAGATTAGGTGGTAGAAATTCTATGGAGGATTCGCTCATGTCTAAATCCCCATCAAGACTTAAAGTTGGAATTGATGTTAAGTTTTTACATCTGGTAAGCTCTAAATTATCTTTTATTTGGATATTTTTTGGGAATTTTCGTATTCCAGATTCTGAAAGGAATAGACTTCCATTAATTTTAAGTCCTTCTGGAAGGGTAGGGGTATTGGTTCCTGCTAGGTTTAGATTGCCTTCAATATTTTTTTCTTCATTTGTTAAGGGTTCTTGTTTAATTATTTTCTCAAAAACACTTGAAGTATAATTTTCGGTTTTTTTATATAACTCTTTATTAAATTTACCAATCCATTTTAAATCATTTAAATTAGAAATTTTTTTATCTGCTTTAACAAAAGCTAATGGTTTTATGTTTTGAGGTTTATAACTTACAAGTACTTTCCCATCATTCCTTCCAGTAAATATCATTCCATTTATAAAAACATCTATATGATAATCATCATATAGTTTTTTAGCTATATCTGCAGTGTATTCAACTTTAGAAATCTCTTCATCTATTTGTTTTATAACATTTACATAATCATTTCCAAATATATCAATTAATTTATTCTTGTTATTTATAAAATAACGTATTTGGTCGCTAAAAAGATATTTACTTTTATAAATTTTTTTAGCTTCATTATAATCTAATATTAATACTTTATTATAATCTACTACTTGACATTTTATAATATAATTCCCATATGATTTAGCCATAGGAATAGTATTTTGGGATTCTAAATCATATGTAACATATACCCCTTTTCCATACCAATCCCAATGAATTGATCGTTCAGGATATATAAAACCTTTTTCAAATATTGATTTTATATTTGTTGGTTTTGTTCTGTGGTATACTATTGAACTACCTGCTCCTATATCTTCTAAAAGAAGATCTTTTAATATATCTACTAATTTTATCACAGTTCAACGATCTTGAAAATCTTTGTATTTAGTTGCTTGATTTCATTGTATTGTGTTAACAATATACAATTTCTATAGTGTTGCCAGTTTACTGGGAAATGTGTATCGACTACTCCACCATTGAGTTTTTTAATTAACTCGTTTAGGGCGTTTATAGTGTATAATGTGTTTGATTCCTTTTTTCTATGAACTAAAATTGTGTTGTCGGGAATATCATTAACGTTACCTTGGTCAACATTATATGTAATAACATATTCGTTGTTGCTTTTAACATGCAACACAAACATTTTATTATACATGATAGAATAGCGTCTTGACAGTTCTCCAACCAACGCCTCTAAGTCATCCAAGGAAGTAAATGTGCAAAACAGTCTATTGTTCATTAATAACGTATCAAATGTAAAATCGTAGTCGAATTGATTATACATATGACGGGGTTGTTCCAAAGTGCTATACATAACTTTTATTTTATATTGGCGTAATTTGTGCCTTTTTTGGTTTTTACTTGTAAATTGTATTTGTTAAATATTCCTAATATTTTAAGCATTACATCCGGCTCACTTTTATCGTAATCAAATAAAAACGAATCGTAAACATATAGCACGAGCTTAGTATTTTTCCCTCGCAATATCTTAAATATTTCATACAATATATTAACATTATTTGCGGTCTCCAAGTTTTGTAACACGTAATTCAACAACTTTTGTGGATTCATATTTTCCAGTTCTTTTTGAGAGAACTCATAATTTGAAATTGGGCAGTTAATGTGTCCCCCATAATTAAATGTTTCCCACAAATCGTCCGTATATGCTACTACTTTTTTAAAGAAGGGTAGTTCCCTATATTCTTTCCAAACCCCTCCATATAGTTGCTTAAATGTGATCTCTTTTGCCTTGGCGTAATCCACATTATACATTGTAGCAAAACTCCCATGAATATCACTACTGTCAAAAGTGTAGTCAAGTAGATTAGCAAGAAGGGTAGGGTGATAAGCAGAAATATCCATCTCGATAAACGCATCGTTGCGCGGTACAAAACATTCTCTTTCTCCATTGTTTTTGTCTAAAGCTGAAAAATTTATATTATTAAAAGTGTTTGAGGGTCTTGTTGTTAATGTGTTGAGGTTATAGTGCGTGTAAATAAACTCGTTTGTTTCTCTACCATAGTATTGCTCAAATAACGACTGGTCCACTTTTATACCCGCTCGTTCTAATTGATTGAACACCAATGCCGCCTTATTGTAAAATGGGTTTACCTTTGAGATATCAAAGTTAGCATAGTTTTGTTCACATACCTCATAGTGTTTTACGATCGGTACAATTGTGTTTAGATTTTGTATTTCCGGATACCTATTGTATAACTGCGTGTGAGCTTGTGTTAATTGAGGTATATACGTATGGGGGGAGGGTGATGGTTGGTAACAATGCTTTA